TGTATCTTAATATGTCTGTTCCATTTCTTGTAAATGTAACGATACCATCATAACTTTGCCCTGTGACTGGTTGATATTTTATAAATTGAGTTGTCATAAGTTTCCTAAGTAAATAATTTTTTATTTTTTAAACAGTTGTTTGTTTTATTTGTTGTTGTTTTTGTCTATCTCTTACCCATTTCATCATAGGATCAAATTTGACCGCAGGTATACGTGAAAAGCTTGGTACTCCTATTTGTTTAAGTATCACACTATAAAGTTCTCTAGGATTTTCATCTTGTGATAAAACATCACAAAGATCAGCTAATTGAATTGAATCTACATATATTGATGCGTTAGCGTCATCGTCCGCAGGACAGACTCCACACATGGCTGCAAGACCATATCTTCTAGCATATGTAAGGGCAGATCCCAGACCTTGCATATCTGCTTTAGTATTGATTAATGGAAGAACGCTCTTAATCCATTCTCCACTAGTATGTCCTAGAGTAGTTACCAATATAAATTTCTCACCCATTTGCTCCATTGTTTGGAGAACCGTTAAACCATTTTGTGAAAGAGGCTCTCTGCAAGCCTCCCATGTTGAATTAAGGTCCGCATAATCACTTTTGAAATGAGGATTCTTTTTGGTCTTAGCTGCTCCTGTTATTTCCATTTGTGCTTTTGAAAGAGCCTCAAACAGTTTGGCATTTGACTCTGATTTCATTTGATTGACTAAATTTGTTTCCATCTGATATTCCTTTCTTGTTTTTTAAATGATCTAAGCAAGTCTTTGTGATTTCTTGAATATGGTGGATGTGGTTGCCGCTGCATCCATTTTATCAAATAGATCTAGTCTCTTCTCCATTGCTTTGGTTAGTTGATCCTCATAATGATCCATTTCTCGTTCCAAATCATAAGATCTTTGCTTACATTCTTTAATGTATTCTTCTAGCTTTACAATTCGCTCTTCTACTGAAGAAATTTGAGCACATGTGTAGTCGCATTTGATTGATGATAGAAATTTAAACATTGATTTGTCCTATTACTAATGGTCCGATTAAAGGTTTTACTTCTAAAATATATGCTATCTCGTCTAGGCAGTGTTCGAATATTTGAGAGTTAAATTTTTCTTTTCCAAACGCCTGGTTCATTATTGCTTCGAAATAATGTTGTATTCCATCCAATTGCTCTTGTTCTTTTGAGATGTAAGAATCATCATAAAAACAATTAGGTTCCAAATGACAATCTAACATGGCTTTACATCCTCAAAACTATTTTTTTCATTTTCCAATCCTAGCTTTACACCGTAAAATTTAAAACAATTTTCGCACATATTTGCTACTATTTCCAAATGTGTCTGTCCCAGATGAATTGCTGGCTTTACATGACACATATCGCACATCTTTACTTCTTCCATGTAATACCTACCTATATAGGGTTATACTCAGTTCCAGGTATAAATCGACCGCTCAACCGTCACGCCTTAGCGATCGAGGAGACTTGTTGATTTATGGCTTTACAATAACACTCTTCTTATTTTTAAGCAATATCATTTCTCAAAAACCATAAATAACACATGCGGATATGAAAAAAGATTACATAAATCTATCCATCTGCTAGGATGAAAAAAAAGAGGGAAACATGAAACTAAAAGAATATTTAGACACTTATTGTGTCAAAATTACTGGATTCGCAAAAAGAATCAGAAAAACACCTAGATATATCTACTGGATAATAGATGGAGGAAAACCATCTGTAAATGCTGCTATGGATATTGAAAAAGCTACGGAAGGCAAAGTGACTAAAGAGGAACTTCTATTTCCAAATGACTACCAAAATAAAGAAATGAGAATGGGGGAATAATGTCATCAACATTGGATATCGTTTCAATATTGACAACGATAGGAACAGCTGCGGCTGTTATAGGATTGATGTATACTTTTTTGAGAAATTTTAAATCAGATATCAAAGCTGATATGGAAAAGAGTATTGGAAAGTTGGAAAAGCGAATGGATCGATTTGAATCCAAAATTACATCTATTGAAGAAAGAATGTTTTGGATGGCAACGGGAAAGAAACTGGAAGATGCTATTCTTGAAGAACGGATGAAAAATCCAAAAACAGACCCATAAAATAAGTCTACTTTATCTAAATGACCAAAATAAGCATAGTACGCTGCAAAAAACGAGGAAAAATGACCTAAACTTAAGAATTAATAAAAAAAAGAAATAAAAAGGCCGATAGATGTTTGAGCATCTATCGGCTTTTATTGGTCTGTGAGATAAAAATAGATCTCTTTGTAGTTATCTTAATCTTATCTCACCTCCCTTATTTATTTCAACCATTAATGAAGGTTTTTTCCTTCATCAATCCCACTTGCGCTTAAGTTTTAAAAAAAAATAAGCGTAAACATTTAAATTTTAATGATTTAAAATTTTTTTGAAATAACAAAGGCGTGCCAGAAATTTGAAAATATAGACTAAAAAGTTAACTTGACATATTGTTCCGAGTGAAAAAAAAGCCCTGCTGATACAGGGCTTAAAATGCGACTAATTCTATACCGAAACAGTGTATCAAAACACCATTTAAGAAACAAGTGGTCTAAGGATATACATGTCGGTATTTTATGTCGCCTTAAAAGAATGAATCATATTCGAAGGAGGCACATATGTCAGGTAGTAATCTATATTTAAATATCGATCTGGTAACAGAACTCCAGTCAAAGGAATATATGTCGTATCCAGCGGATGAGTTTTCAATTGAAATGTCATCTTTTCAAGTCACGGGTAATACAATCGATCATACATGGTCTAAGTTTATACTTCGTGAGAACGGTACTGTTGATCCCGTGGCAAAAGATATGTTAGGAGAAATTGTATATTGGTATAGACCTCAGATAGAAAGGAATTTTGATACTGGAGATATCGTTGTTTTAAAGAAATACAAGGCTGATCTTCTTCAGATTTCATATGCTCAACTTGAAATAAGACTAGGATATACAAAGAGACAATTGGAGGAGGGATTCAAAACCCTGGAAAGAGTAGGAGTTGCACAGCGTGTATTTAGAACTATCGTAGCTCAAGGCCAAAAGATATCAAATGTTCTATTTATTAAGTTAAATCCAAAAAAACTATCTGAACTTAGGGAAATAGAACTTAAAAAAAGTGATACCTATCACGTTAAAACGGGACACCCCCCAACATTAAACGTGACACCCCCCACGTTAAAACGTGATACAAATACAGAGACTACGCAGAGACCACCTCTTTGTTTAAAACAAGGCAATGAGGAAGGCGTTGAAAAGACTATGCCTTCATCTAAAAAAAGATCGAAAACAAAATACCCTCTTAAGAAAAATCAGCTTCCACTTCTTGAATGGCTCAAATCTCAAAGCATCGACAGCGACGACGATACTCTCATGTTCTACATTCGCACATATGCGGAACAAAAAATCCGCGATGCGATCGAGTTTATGGGAAGAGAATCTGATAAAGGCGTTAAAATTGGCTCAAGAGGAGCTTTTTTAAGAAGAGTACTTGACGGCACAATTACGATGCAAAACGCAAATAGCGACGAAAACAAGGCCATTGCCAGAGCTTTTGTGGAATTAACTCAATGGAAGTCATTAGTGATTACCGAAAAATATATGAGAGATGAAGTGACAGGAAACGACGTTTATTTTAATTTGTCTAGGGAAGAATTCGAAAGACAACTTGATAAACTTTACAAAAATAGCGAGAACTCGAAGTGATAATTTTTGATTTAGATGGGACATTGGCTGATTGCGAGCATAGAAGGTATTTTGTTGATCCTTCAAAAAATCCTGATTGCATAAAAACATCGGATTTTCCCGATGTTATGGGTTATAAGACCTACCATTGGGAATGCAAAAAATCCAAAAAGGAATTCAAACCAGAATGGAAATCATTCTATGAGGCTTGCGATCAGGATAAACCGATCCTTCCAGTAATTAAAATATTAAACAACCTCGCAAGAAGGAATGAAATTGAGATTTGGTCTGGAAGATGTGAATCTGTAAGAGAAAAAACTGAACACTGGATTGAATTTAATTGTTTTCCTTTTACAGTTAAAAATTCAAAGTTAAGAATGCGCCCAATGGGGGATAACACTCCAGATGATTTATTAAAAGACACTTGGATTGATATTCTTAATGTAGAATTTCCTGAAACAAAAATAGATTTTGTATTCGATGACCGCCCAAAAGTACGAAGAATGTGGCAACGTAGAGGAATATTTGTATTCAATTGTTGTCAACATGACCAGGAATTCTGATGCCAGATATTACGATGTGTTTGAATAAAGAATGCCCTAGACGTCATGAGTGTTATTATTTCATGGCCATACCATCACCTAATCGCCAATCATATGCAAACTTGATGAATGAAGATGGGACTTGTGATTCATTTTTGCAGATTAAAGAGGGGATGAGAATTAGAGAAGTTGAACCAGTGAATAAACCTATTAGGATTGAATTATGAGCGAACCTAAATTTGCTTTTGAGAAAAAATTAGGAATATCCGAGATGATGTATGGTGATATTCCTTTTTTAGCTAATTCTATAGCAAAATTATTGTATTGCATGAAAGAAACCAATGAAAAGCATCGAGTAGATTGTCAATTTTTTAGATTGGATTTTAGAACTTCATATTTTGATGAGCAATTAACATTTCCTATGGGATGTTTAATTTTAGATTTGAAATGGGGATCTAAAAAAGAATTAGAAGAGAAAAAGGATTGAATTATGATTGAGAAATTTAAAAGAAATCAAATAACTCCCGACACACATGAAATATCATTAAAAATAAACGAAATTATTGATTGGATAGAGATTCACAAAGTAATCACAGGCGGACAGCACAATAGTTTAGATCTTATTTACAAGAGATTAGAAACATTAGAAGATAAATTAAATTCGTGTATATCTCTAGGAGAATTAGGATTGATTAAAGAAAGATTGGATAATTTAGAAAAATCATTTGAAATAAATAGAAGTTGTAATGTGGAAAGATTTCAAATTTTAGAAAAAAGATTATCAGATTTAGAGCAATCTCCAATTGGTGATAATTTTATAAAAGATCGTTTAGATCTCCATAAAGAAAAATTAGAAAACATATATGATTATATTGAATATTTTAAAGAAAAAGCAATTTTTAAGCCTGATTATGATCCTAATGATATGAGATTTAAGTTAGTATATAAGCCACTGAAATGCACTGATGAAATAGCAAAGGAAGGCACTTTTGAATGGGCATTGATTCAGTTAAAGTCTGGGAAAAATGTAAAAAGGAAAGCTCAAGAAAGCTGGATGTGTATCTACATGGATTCCAATAGTGAATTGAATCAATTTAATGGAAAGGGCGTTACCTCTCATGATCGAATTGATTGGAAGATGTTATTGGAAAACGATTGGGAGATTGTTAAATGAATAATTTAGATCCTGAAACAATAGAAGGTGATTATAGAGAAGCTTACCAGCGTTGGGAGCATATCTTTAATAAAAGTGCTGAAGAAGCCAACGAATGTTTCAAAGATTGTGCATATGTTCCCTGCAAATTATTTTACGATCCAGAAACTGAAACGCCTGGATGGAATAATTACTCGGAAAGAATTAAGAATTTATTGAAAAGATGTAAAAATAAAAAGGAAAGAACAAAGTGATTCTGATTCCTAGAAAAAAAATCTCTCATAAATTCCATGCTAAGTCATGTGAAAGAGATGGTAAGAAATTCCCTTCGAAAGCAGAAAGGGCGCACTATGATAAACTGAAGATTTTGCAAAAGGCAGGTAAGATCTTATTCTTCATTAGGCAAGTTCCTTTCGATCTTCCCGGTGAAAATAAATACGTATCAGATTTTATGGTGTTCTGGGAAGACGGAACAGTTAGTGTGCAGGATGTGAAAGGTGTGGAAACGGAAGGATTCAAGATCAAACGTAGATTATTGGAAGAAACTTACCCATTTGAATTGGAAGTGATAAAATAATGAAATTAGAGATTTATCAATGTGAAGAGTGTGGAAAGGAAACTGATCCTACTGAATATCCTTCCACTTACTGTTCTATATGCAAAAAGGATTTCTGTGAGTCAGTGAATTATCCTTGTTTCGCGAATTATCATAGAAAATCTGAATGTAAATGCAGAGGTTCTGCTGTCACTATTATCAATCCCAAATGGGTAGTAAATCTTGTTAAGAACATGGATAAATAATGAATTGGGCAGATATAATTCTTTTATTTTTAACAATTATGATACATTTTCACATGGGATGGTTTTTCTTTTATAAGATTAAATCTTTAATAAAAAAATGATAAAATTTATTTGTCCCACATGTAAAGCGGTTTTACATTTGGCTTTCGGCCAACGATATGTAGCGTGCGAACGTTGCTGTTGCTTTTGGTACTTTGAAGTAGTTCCTGTTCTAACCTATCTAATCTAGCTTTCATCTTTGCCATTTCTAAATCTCTATCATCCTGACGTAAGATTACGCTCATCACTAATTTAGACAATTCATCTAAACGACGAAAGAACGATTTTCTGAATTTATCCAAGCTAGCACGGAATCCTGTGTGTTCCTGGCGCAATACTACGATCTGAGAATCTCCTAATAAGAAATCAGGTTGGTAGTAGAACTTTTCATCTTCTAAGTGTTTTTGCTGTTCCATGGCCGAACAGACTAAGGAAAACAATCAATAATGTCAATTGGCTTTACATTGACAGGAATTGAATGCCAAACTAAAGTTTAAACTATGTGGAATAAATTATCTGAAGAAACACCTCCTTATTATAAGAAAATCCAAGTGTGGGTGGATAATGATGAAAGGAAAGCATCATACACCGAATCACACGAGTTTTTATATTGGGATGGAGAGCCAGATCCTTTGGATTATCCCACTCATTGGAGATCGATTGTTCAACCGGAAAATAACATCAAAAGAGTTTGCTTTTAATGAAATGGCACCTTGAAACACGTAAAATTAAAGATCTCAAAAAGCATCCTAAAAATCCTAGGCAACTTAATAAAGATCAGGAAAGACATTTATCTCATTCTTTAGATAAATTCGGCCTTATAGATAAGCCTATCGTAACTATCGATGGGTTAATAATTGGCGGTCATCAACGTATAAATGTATTAAAGAAACAGAAAATAAAAGAAATTGAGTGCTGGGTGCCAGACCAAGAAATTAGCGAGAAAGATATAGATGAATTGAATATCCGACTCAACAAGAATACAGGTGATTGGGACTATGATATTTTAGCAGATCAATGGGAAGTAAACGACCTATTAGAATGGGGGTTTACTGAAGAGGAATTGACAGGAGCATTTCAAGAAGTCGAAACAATAGAATCAGAAGATGAAAGTGAAGTATTAGAGCCAGGTGATGATAAAGATGCTATTACTCAATTAGGTGATATATATGAACTTAATGGACATCGTCTTATTTGTGGGGATAGTACTTTGCCTGATTATGTTAGCAAAGTCTTAGACGGAAATGAGCCAATTTTAATGGTGACAGATCCTCCCTATGGAGTTGAATATGATCCGAGTTGGAGAGATGTAGCAGGGAAAGGATGCAGGGCAACAGGAAAAGTTCAGAATGACGATAAAATTAATTGGGCTTTAGCTTGGCACTTATTCCCGGGATCAGTGGCATATATATGGCATGCAGGAAAGTATTCTGGAGAGGTAGAAAAGAGCCTTACCGATTCAGAATATGAAATCATTTCTCAGATCATTTGGGTTAAGCAACACTTTGCTTTATCGAGAGGTGATTATCACTGGCAGCATGAGCCTTGTTGGTATGCAGTTAAGAAAGGTCATCCACACAATTGGCAGGGCGCGCGAGATCAAGCAACTACCTGGGAAATATCTAATCTTAATTGTTTCGGTAAGTCTAAAGAAGATGGCGAAGAACGTACTGCTCACAGCACGCAAAAACCAATAGAATGTATGGCTAGACCTATTCGAAATAATACATCAAAAGGAGAAGGGGTTTATGATCCTTTCCTTGGTTCCGGCACAACACTAATAGCAGCCGAACAACTAGGTCGCATATGTTATGGAATAGAATTGTCTCCAGCCTATTGCGATATCATAGTAAATCGTTGGAAGAAGTTTATGGAAAAGAATAACAAACCATATTCAATAAAGAGAAATGGTGAGGTATTCAATGGCTAGATCTGAAGTTACTATTGATTGGAATAAAGTTAATGAATTTCTTGCGGCAGGATGTTCCGGTTGTGAAATTGCATCTGAATTTGGCATTCATCATGATACTTTATATGATCGAACTGTTAAAGAATTTAATAAATCATTTACCGATTATTCCGCAGAAAAGAGATCAAAAGGCGATGCGCGATTAAGATTAGTCCAATATCAAAAAGCAATTAAGGGTGATAATACTCAATTAATATGGTTAGGGAAGCAGAGATTAGGTCAAAGAGAACCTAAAGAAGAATTCGATCAAAATAAACATATTACAGTGAAATTAGTTGATGCCAGATCTGATAATACCTCACAAGTTCAAATGCCGGCCGTATCAGGATGATGCTTGGACTGCCATAGAAAATGGTTGTAAGCGTTTAGTATGCTGTTGGCATAGGGGATGTGGCAAAGATCTCATGTTTCTCAATGCTCTCATTGTACAAATGATATTGCATCCTGGCGTATATCTTCATTGCTTCCCTAATTACAGCCAAGGTAAACGTGCTATTTGGGATAGTATACATTCTACTGATGACGGCGATTCTCTTGGCTATCTGGAACATTTTCCAGAAGAATTAATAGCCTCTAAGAATAGCAGTGATATGATGATCAAGTTAAAGACTGGATCGGTCTATTGCGTTCTTGGATTAGATGGGAAGAATGCACAAAGGGCTAGAGGGATGAACCCTCGTTTTGTCATTCTATCTGAATATGCGTTTATGGACCCTGAATCATGGTACACCCTAGAACCACGTATTACTCAAAACAATGGCACAGCTGTTTTCCTTTCTACTCCTAACGGTCAGAATCATTTCTACCAGCTTTACAATTACGCTAAAAGTAATCCTAAGGAATATTTTAGTAGCTTTATCACAATTGATTACACTCTCACGGTATCCAAGCAGCACATTGAAAATCTACGACGAGAAGGAGTGCCAGAAGACTTTATCCAACAAGAGTAGTATTGCTCATTCACTAGGG